AAAAACTCTTCAACAACTTCTTCAATTAGATCGTCGGAAAGGAAGAGTAGATCTTCGTCAGTTAGTTCATCAAGAACGGATGAGAAATCTACAGACTCTTTCTTCTCCTTACCTTCTTTCTCTTTTTTCTCGTCTTCCTTTTCAACAGCCTTTTCGATTGCCTTATCCTTTACACCTGCATACTCATCGGTTTCATCTTCTACAGTACCGTCTTTATCATAGTCTTTCGACTTTTTACCAGACTTCTTAGGATACTTATGCTCTTGATCTTCACCAGCAGCATCCTCAGATTCTTCAGAAAGGTAACCAATATCATCCAGGATATTTTCAATCCCATCTAATTTAAAGTTGTTAGTAAACATTTCTACTTCCTTGCGAATTTTCGTTTCCTTCTATTATTTAGTCATTTTCACTTTCTTCATCCATCCACCAAATTTAACTTTTGGTTGTCCTGGAGTAAGTTGCTGAACATAGTCACGATATTTATCTGTTCCAATTTCTAATTGAGTTTTAGGATCCGCACCCTCAGACATCTGAGTTAACCATCCACGGTGAGTATTATCGTACTCATCAGCATAGATGATATAATTGGGACCACGGTGAATAACTTCCCCAACTACACCAGTATCTAGATGTTGAACAATAGCACCTTCTTTAAATACTTCTCCATTATAATATGCTTCTCTCAACATTTCATAATCCAACTTTGGTGCATACTGCCAGGTTTCTACTTTTGCTGTTACATGCATCGCATCTTGAAGGGTTCTGAATAGTTTCTCTTTATCAGAATCTTTTAGTGTATCAGGGATTCCTTTTTTGAAGACTTCGAACTGATCATCCATCGCTGCTTTACGCATCTTAGAAGCAGACATCCCACTCACATCTTCAGCATCAGAATCTCTTTCGCCAGCAGAAATGACTTGGATATTATTGAAGTTATAGAGAGAACCATTATACTTCTGTGCAAGATTCTGGAATTCGGAAACACGATCAGAACCAACAACAATATTAACTTCTGTATATCCTTCTGCGGCAACTGCTTTGAGAACATCAAAGATGTTTCTCATATTCTCATCGGTAACAATCGCATCTGCATATTCAGGGAACATCTTCTTCATCCACTCTGCCTTTGTATTTGGATCAAGAGGATTCTTCTGAGGATCTTGAGAGCGGGATGGATAAATTCTAAAATCTCCGTTTGCTGAACTAGCAACTTGCTTGATTAGTTTCTCATGTCCAACTGTAGGTGGATTAAATCTACCAAAAGTTAGAGTGATTGCCATTCCTTGATCTGATGCTTTTGCAGCATCCTGTTCTGGAGCAGCAGGATGATCTGTTGGAAGTCCAGCATCCTTAGGATTAACTTTTACAAGTTTCATCCCACCTTCGGATCTATATTCTACCTTCTTAGTTCTAGGATTTGCATACTTACCATAACCAACATGAACAAGTCCGAGCTTCTCTGCTTCTGCAGCAGCGCCACTCTTTTTTGCTTCGCTTAAAAAATCCTTATAATTTTTCATTTACCCTAGGTTTTTCCTTCTTTAATATTTATCTCAGTATACTTTCACATGTACGCTACTATGAAATTTTGTTTTTCTAGCAATCTCTCCATCGTTAGATGAAAGCAATTCTCTTTCTTCTTTTGTAAGTCCAGAACCAAATGCAACTGAAGCACACGCCTCATATAAAGTTGTGATCAATCTTTTTTGAATTGTATCATTTGCAATTCCTGCTATAGACATCCCAAATTCCGCAGCCATCGCTTTGCTAGACAATTTGCTTACATTATTTAATGCTTCAATTCTAGTATAGTCAGGTCCATTGTCTCCCGATATACCTTTCCATAGTTCATCAACATACTGCTGCAATAAACCATATTTAGTATCATCTAAAGTTCTATCTAATTGACCATTAAACCAACTACTACCAGTATTAAGTCCAAGAGAATCTTTATCAGTATATTTTGATTGTATGGTATTTAATTTCCTAACTCCTTCTTTTGCAGTTTCATTAATGAGTCTAGTAAAATTTGCATTTCCCAACGATCCCATCTTTGCTCTTGCCAAGGATGGTTGCCCAGTTTGAGTATATTCTAATTCTATTTTTTTGTTATTAACGTGATATTTAATTCGAATATGTTTTTGTGACCCTGGTTCAACTTGTCCCGAAATGTTTTGCCCTCTCTTTCTAGCGTCATAAAGTCCTTTCAATCCTCGGTTATTAGTAGTCAGTTTAACTGTTTCCAAAGTAAAATTAATTTTAACATCTTTATTATCCGCAGTAATTTCCACTGTTGGATTTCCTGATGCTCCTAATACTATTCTTTCAAAATATTCGTCACTATTCATAGTAACTATATGTGCAGGAACAGATGGTTTTTTGAGAGATACTGGAATAATATTACCTTGTTTAAATTGCGCCATCAAAAAATTATTTGATACATTTACACTTAACTTAGATCTAGATTTGATTACTCTATTCAAATGTACCAACTCTTGAACCCCCTTTGGAGTCATAACCCACATGTCAGCAGGATTCCATTTATCAGTACCAACTCCAGTATTGGCTTTTAAATAAGCAAGATAAGGATTTGCAGTAAATTGACCTCCATCAAACAACTTATCATTATAAATTTTTACATTCTTTTTAATGTCAAATTTATCTTTCAATTTAAGCATAGCTAACCCTTGTGTATTAATCCATACTTCTTGAGCTTCAGATCCAGTTTTTCCTAATGGTAACGATGCAAATAAAGCAAGTTTTTCTTTAAATGAATTGTTATTCAAATTGAATGTGCTTGGGGTGATACAATATTTTTTACAATTATTAAACACATCAGATTTAAATACATTTTTATCACCAGATCTTTCCATACAATTATCAATAGACGCAGACTTGCCGTAATGAATTGCATAAGCAAGACAAAACTGAGCTAATATTTCCGAATATATTTCAGTTTCTCTACCACCAATCTTAGCTTCAGTTCCAGTCGAAGGTGTTTCCTTTACACTCTCTTTCCATATTTCTGTAACTTTGACCGTGCCACCGCCAGATTTGGGAAATTCATATGCCCTACCATCTAAATATGATCTGACTTGAGCAGTAGTTATACAATTTCTCATACCAACCAACATTTTATTGGTATTTGCTTTAGTATTGGATGCAATTACAACAGATCCCTTTTCTCCTTGGGCACCTAATCTAAATGCTTCCCCTTTATGAATTGACTCAATAAAGGACCACCAATATTTTAACTGTCCTGTTTTACTATTTACTTTGGTAAGATCTAACTTACTAAGTTTAGCCATAGAAAAAACCCTCCCTTCAATAATATTTAGAAGAGAGGGGGATTTTTATTATAACCATCTACCCAGGCATCCATTAATTCAGATACCTGGAAATATTCAATTATGATGTCATCATCGGTCTGTTGCGGACCTGTTCTCGGACTTGTGGACATCAAAAACACCTTCGGGATAACGCTTAAGTAACTTAGCAACATTGGTATGAAATACTTCGTCCATGGAAATATTTAGAGCAATACAAGCTTGTGCCACATACCAAAGAACATCACCCAGTTCAATAATGAGATGTTCACGATTATCTTCATTCCACGGTTTACCTTGGAAGATCATTTTCTTGATGATCTCCATAAACTCACCACCTTCAGCACTGATGCCCACACCAGCAGTAAGGAGTCGTTGAATATCAACACCTTGCTCTTTCAGTTGAGTAAGTCTCGATGAGAAAGAATCAAAGTTTTTTGTGGCATCACTGGTCACAAAATCAACAAACTCAAGATACTTATAAGTATCTACTTCATTCTTCTCACGAAGTTCTTCTTCACTCAAAACTTTTTCTTCATCCTCTTTGGTAAGAGTAGTTCCAAATCCTTGTGCATTAGCCATAAATTACCTCAATACTTAAAGTCAGCGAAATTTTTACGAGATTTACCTTTGAATAGGTCTTCGGGTTCTTCATCTAGATCTTGTCCCGAATCAACAAGATCCGTTTGTGCAGACTGCTCTACATCATACAACCTCATCTTTGCTCTGTCAATACCAATGATGAAACGTTTATTCATCGTGGGATCATTATACCTGTTCTTGAGTTGTTTGACAAGTATCTGGTTCAACTGTTCCAGTTCCTCGGTTGATATGAGAGCAAACATAAGATCAGCAGTAGCAGGAAGACCAAAGGATTCTGAAGTATCAGTAAGGTCAACATCAGTACTACCATAACCACTACGAGTAGTTTGAGTAGCAGATACAATGGGGACATTGAACTCCACAGCCAATCCTCGTAGTTCTTCAGCAATCGATTTAACAAACGTATAAGAATTAACAATAGTTCCTTTATACCTAGAACTGCTGCAGATATTTAGATAATCGATAAAGATAATATCTGGTTTGAATCCTTTCTTCAGAGCAAGCTCGTTAAGAAGAGATTTAAAGTGCCCCGCGTGTGCAGATGCAGTTGGATACTCTTTAATAATCAGTTTACCCACAGTCTTTTGAGCGATCTTAACAATCTTAGTTTCATACATTTGCTTGGGTAGATCCTGAAGTTGCTGAATATTAATGTTCAGCAAGTTGGCATCGATTCGTTCTGCGATTCTTTCTTCTGCCATCTCCAAGGTAATGTACAAAACATTCTTACCTTGAAGAAGAGACGATGCGGCAACGTGACACATGAAGAGAGATTTACCCACACCTGTTCCTGCCAAGGCAATATTGAGGGTCTTACAAGGTAAACCACCCTTGGTGATCTTGTTAAAAAACTCCAGATCAAAGGGAAGTTTTTCTTCTTTACGATGATAGAAATCATAGCGAGATTCAAAGTCTTCAATGTAATCGTGTCCGACATGCTCATCGAAACAAACTCCTAGTGCTTCAGAAAGAATACTAGGAATTGCATCCCTAGTCTTAGTCTTATCCTTTCCATCGGCAATCTTAATGGACTCAAGAAGAGAAAG